GTTCAGATGTCTTTCTCTAAACAGTCACAACGTGAGCAAGTCGTAAACAACCTGCCCTGGCTGGTACACCAGATACGTAAAAGTCCCGTGTGTAATCATGAATCGTTGCTGGCAGATCTCCAACTCGTCACTGGAGATCGCAGTAACATGAACCGATTCTTGATTCATACGCCCTTCGAGCGCTTGCGCGAAGGGGAGATAGTGGGGACTCCTTTCGACCTGGAAGGATTCTTAATGGATGCATATGGACGAGCAGCGCGACTAGTAGCCTGTCTCCTTTGGACCTTGAAGTCCCATCACCGTACTACGGGCCACCTTGCGGCATCAGAGTATTGCACTCTGGTGACGTATTGGTGGGCTCGTGCGGTTAATGGAACTTTGGAGAAGGAGGCTAAGGCGAAGTTTGCGGCGATATACGGCTGGGTGAATGATCAGGAAGAACTACCTGACTATCCCTGGGACCGTTTCGACCACCTCGGCTCTAACTCAATTAGGCAATGGCTCAGGCGTAAGCGTACTTCGAATGCTGTACGCGCCTGGGCTTACGACCTCCTTCACCTGAAGAAGGGGACCCTGAGGCCAGACGAAGCGTTTAAGCAGGCAAGCCTGCAAAAGACGAAACTTCTTCTGACCCAAGAGCCCCCTGCCCCAAAAGATGAGGAGGAGGCCGACCTGAGAGAGAGAGTGCTTGAGGAGGTGTACCGCACTGCCCTTGAGGTCGCGATGTGGATTAGGACGGGGAGGACCTTGGCGGCCCCCCGCCCCACACTAGCTGCTTGCCGTGAAAGGTCACAAGGCGAAGGTGGCGGTCTCGATGAGTTCTTAGAGACCCACTCAGATGAGATCGAGAGATCCCTGAGGATGTTCTACCACCCTCGTACCGGAGTGATTGAGCTCAGAGTTCCCGAGCTTGAGTACCTCCACAGCCGCTTGCTTAATGAGTGGAACACAGATCTTGCGTCGTTGAACGCAGTCCCCGTCGCCCTCCTTGAGGCCTTCAAGGTGCGGATCATCACCAAAGCCGAAGCCGTGAGGCATTGGCTGGTGCAACCGCTCCAGAAGGTCTTTTGGCGGGCCCTACAAGCCTTCCCATGCTTTGCGCTGACGGGCCGACCTGAGCACCCAGATGATGTCGCTGGCATGTTCGATCAACTGCTTCCTAAGGAATCCTTAGTAAGCGGTGATTATGAATCTGCCACCGATCTTCTCCTGAGTGAGGTCAGCTCGACGGTTCTCAGAGGTTTCAAAGCCCCTGATATCGCACGCATGATGGGAAGCCGTATGGGACCCGACGGGAGCCTACAAAGAGGCGCAGTTAGGTATCGAATTAATCCTGACCGCGCCGAGGGCTCTACCCCGGACTGCGACGACTACTGGGTTAAATACTACCCTAGTTATCGTCCAATGATCGACCCGAGACTGTGGTTCCCCATGGAGCAAGCTCTTACAGGGCACACTCTATGGTTTAAGGACCAAGAGACCGGTCAGCTGGAGTCTTTCCCCCAGAAGAATGGCCAATTGATGGGATCCTTTATCTCATTTCCTGTGCTCTGTGTGGCTAATGCTGCTATCTGCCGTATGGCGGTAGAGGCGAGTCGTGGTCAGCGTCTGACGCTGTTCCAGACCCCGATGGTCATCAACGGGGATGACTGCCTCTTTCCGTCTACTCCTGAAGGCTATGACCTGTGGAAGCGGGCCGGTCGCGCGATTGGGCTCAAGCCCAGCGTTGGTAAGAATTACGTCTCGAAGTCGTTCGCTGTCATAAACAGTAACGAATTCAGGCGTCACCCTACTGAGCTGGGCCTTACAAGCCTTGTCACGCAAACCGGGTACCACAACCTAGGTATCATCTTCGGGAACCAGCGTTCGAGCTCGACTCGCGATGACGAACAACTCCCTGGGCCCCTTGCGGGGTCCTGGGCGAAGTTTGAGTCACGCCAGCCGGGCTTAGATCTCGAGCGCTGGAGATCACGGTTCCTCAAGCAGCGAATGCCCCTTCTGCGCCGCCTGCCCAATTCATGGGCCCTTCCGGCCCGTATGGGTGGTCTAGGTCTCGTCAAGAGGCCGCTCACTTGGTTTGAAAACAAGTGGGCGACCTACTGGCGTGACCATCCGACTGCCCGTATCGGCCTTGAGGCCTTCACAGTCACACCCTACAAGCACCTTCGCTCGGCCGCAAGCCGCGAACGTCAACTTGGGGGTCTGAGATTAGCCTCTGGAGATGATCCAGAGGTCTCGGACACCCTTGTAACGCTCGCTGCTTGGAACCAAGGAGCTGGGTTGTGGGAGGATGTATCTTTCAACATCCGTGACTATGGGTATGCTTGGCAGCGCATTGCTAAGAGCTGTAAGACCTATCACGGGGCCCCCTTCCAAGGGGAGGCCTTAGACCTTTACGTCCCACGAGTGGTTATTCCTCGTGTATGCATCACACTATCTTAAATAGCGAGTTGGGTG